TGTCTGAGCATTGTAAGCAGCAAGTAGATAATTGTAGTAAGTAGTACCTAAGATAGGCATCACTCTCAATTGTGCTTGAGTAGCTATGTATGGAGTAACATCTGTTACATCTACATTGGCTGTGATTGGTGTATTAACCTTTAAGTAGGTCTCTGTGATAAAGTAGATCATATTGCTGGTGTTTCAGTTGGTATTACGTCACCACCTTCAATAGGAGGCAAGGATGCAAGTGAGCGAACTTCATTAGGAGTCATTGCATTGAGTACTTTTGTAGCCACCAATGGACTAAGTGAGTTGATAGCGTCTGCTGTCTTACTAGCATCACCTTCAATCTCCACAATTGTCTCATTGATGATTTGAAAGTTGTTGATTGTATATTCGCCTGGTATCTTAGCAATCTCCAAAAGCTCATTAACTATCTCCTCTACTTGGTATCTCAATGGCATTACGACATTTTTCTCAAATATTACGTATGCTTGCTTGATGTCAGCTCCACCACCTAGAGAACCAGTAGTGCGAACACCCATAAGTATAGGATCAATTGTGTGAGCAAAACATATCTGCTCAGTATTCAAAGCTGATGCCTCATGGAATAGTTTATCATTGCCATTAGTAGGTAAAGATTCTATCTTAGGTAGTTGGTCAGCACTGTTAGCAAAGAATGCAACTGCCTTTCCAGCATTAGCCGCACCTTTAAGCCTATCAATTGTGTGCTTTATCATTGACTTCTCCTCTTCTGACTGTGGACGTTTTGGAAACATCATTGCAAATGAAGGAAAGATACTATTTTGTATGTTAGATTTTGCGAAGTAGCTCAACTCTCCACTAAGGAAAGCAAAATTAAGAGCACTGGTGTACTGTGGCAGTGGATACCACTCTTGACCTAGTGTCATAATTTCATACACATACAACTGCTCTAGGTCACTATTAGTAGGATGGTATTTTTTGATAGATGTTACGTCAATTCTAGCCGACCAGTCATCACATAAGAAGTAAGTAACTTTATCTCTAGCAATTCTTACCTTCTCAGGTGACACATTGTATATCTTATAAAGCTCTCTCTTAGCATTGTAGCACAACTTGAAGTATACTCTATGATGTACAGTCAACTGCTGAGCAATTGCTCTCTCTACTTTGCCAAGTTTAATTTTCTTTTCAAATGTGTAGAGCTTGAGCTTGTCCTCATTGGTCATTCCTTCACTCTTAAGAGTGTAGCCACCACCTACTGCTGAGTTGGTCTTAAAGTCCACTATTGCACCATGTAGAGGTGATGTGTAGTAGAGCTGGTTTAATAGCTCAGGGAACATGTTATCTTGACCAAATGGAATGTAGCCAGCTATCTGATATCTACCATTCACATAAGGTAATGACAAGTTAGCATCACCTACTCTACCGAATGGTGTAGAGAATGACTGATAGCCTTCTACTACTTCTGTTGTTAATTTCTGTGGCTTCTCGCCTATAAATCTACTATACCAAGCCATTAGTCATAAATTGAGTTAATAATTGCACCAGCCACTACCATTCTACCCTCTTCAATCATTGTCAATCCAACTGGATCTAATGTAGGGACAGAGCTTTCATAGACCTTGTATCTATACTGACCTTTAATAAAGTCAATATCTATAGGGTCCTCGATAGTGAATAGGTTAAATCTTGAGGGCCACAATGAAGTATCAACACCTTGCCAATAGATTGGGTCAGATGTTGTGTTAAACTCATCCTCAAACTCAAATAAATAGTAAGCATTTGATAGTGTTGTGACCTCAGTTAAGGTCAATACAAAGCTATTAGTTGAGTCTTTCTCAAGATATATCATACCTATATTGTACTTAGCGAATTTTTTAATTAAAAAAAAAGGGTTACATTTCTGCAACCCCTCTTTATCTATGGAGAAAAGAATAGATTATGGTGCTGGTGTAATTAAAGTAGTCACTACTGACTCTTCAATTTGGAAAGCTAAAAATTCATTCTCAGCTAAAAGAGTGATAGAGTACTTACTACCATCAGCTCTAGCAGTTCCTGAGCCTTCACCAGTTGCAGTCAACTGCAAGTATGGAAAAAACCAATACAAGCCATTTGCATCTTGAACAATACCACTTAAGTACTGCTGACCTGATCCAAGTACTTTGATAGCACTAGACTTCACTGACTCACGTCTGTGAAACATTAGGTTAATAGTCTGAGTTACAAATGAAGACCCATTGATTATGTCAATGTTAGACTCTTCTGTGTAGCTTGAAGTGTTGCGTCTGAATTCAAATTCAATAAATGGATCAGCTCCACCTACTAAGTCTAATGTATCAATCAAGTAGTCATCAGCTGGATCAACTGACAATGTAGTCATGTCAACATTATCTTGTTGGTTGACATAAAATTTATAAATACCACCAGTGTTGTTGTCACAACTCTTAAGGATGGTCTGAAGTGCATCACATGCCATTTTGTTTATATTTTAAAGTTGAAAAAATAGGGAGGCATTGCTACCTCCCTTTTATGTCTTAGATGTAGAATGGGTTGTATAACACTATCTCAGATGGGTTAGTGTAGTGGAAACCTACCTTCATGTTAGCTCTTGTTCTCAACACTGGCTCAGCAACTGAGTCAGATAAGTTGATAGCTTTTAAAGCCTTAGAATCACCTTCAGCATCAAACGCATAGATCAAGTTGTTTTTCAAAGTCAATAAGATAGTGTTGTCAGGCATACCCTCACAAGCTACTACATTGATTCCTAAGAAAGTTAATCCTAATGGTAAAGTAACGAATGTTTGAGTGTTACCTTGTGCCGCTTTTAATTCGTATGCATTAGCTACATTTGTAGATACATAAAATCTTAAGTCAGCTTTTCTTCTTACAATTGAATTAGGAGCCGCATTCAATACAGATTCCATAACTGTCAATACATTTGAAGTAGTCACTACACCATCATACAAGCCAGTGATTGCCGCATCATAGAACATTGGAAATAAGTATCCAGTACAAAGAGACAATAACTCATCCTCAGATGCTGTGTTACCTTGCCATCTCAACAACTCAATGTCTTGACCGATAACCATTGCCATCTCATTCCAATAGTATGACATAAAAGAAGGGACAGTGAAGTCACCGTTAGATCCTTTAGTCATTTGCAAAGCTAAGAATGATTGCTCTAAGTCAAATTGACAAAGCTCAGCCATTGCTGATAAAGAACATACGTCAATGTCAATAGCATCAAGTACATCTGTACTAGGAGAGAAAGCACAGTTATATGCTTGCAATACTTGACCAAAAACTACATTAGCTAATTTGGTTTTTGACTTTACACCAGGCAAAGTTCTAAAGTTGTTAGGAATGTCAGGACTTGATAAATAAGCCTTTGAATAGAACTCCTCTGGATTCGCAGCTAAAAGTGCGTTTGTTTCGATGTCAAGATCGAATTTAAGGTTACGTGTCATTTTATTTTGATTTTGAAAATTTTACAAATTCTTTGAACTTATCATGCGAGCTCAACGCCACTGGTGCTACTTCCTCTTCAGTCTCTAAAGCTATAGATTCCTCAATTTGATTTTTCAATCCAGCAATCATAGCAATAACTGAATTCATGTGCTCCTCTAATAAAGGACGTACAATAGCAATAATAGCCTCAGCATCTAATGCTGGGTCAACAGCCATAGCCACTGCTGTGTCTGCCTCTGCATCCTCTTCTTCAGCTACTGGTGTTTCAGCCGCTACAGCTTCTTCTTCTTCAGCTACTGGGTCAGCAGTCATTTCGGTTGGTACATCTTTAATCTCAATAACCTCTCCGTCTTTTACAACATAGATCTTATCCTCAATTAGATGCTCTCCATCAGGTAATTTCATAGTATTTAATTTAATTTGTTCCGATAATTTCATCCCTAAGAAGCCTTCAATAGAATAACCTACCTGACCTGACTCAACAAGCTCATCATAGTAAGCTCTATCTGTCACTTGACTTGTTAACATCAGTGTTCCCTTAGGAGCTTCAATGCCATAAGTAGTGAATGCCTTGTCAGTAGTTGGGTTGTCTACTATCCAAGCCTCTAAGATGTAAGCTGGGACTTTCTTAGTAGTGTCATGCTCTAAGTTAAAGATGTCTTTGTTCTGTAAATTTTGCATGAACTTAGAGTGAATCTGCTCAATAACCTCAGCTGAGAATTGAACGTCATACTCTTCACCATCTTCATCTTTGCGATAGATGTTCATTGGAATCATTGCTGGTGCAACAACTCTCATTTTAACATCGTCCTTGAACGTCATTGCAACATGAGAATTGAATGCCATACCTTTAACCTTAATAGCAGGCTTTGAAGTAAATGCAATCATTTCTATGCCTAAGTTTTCACCGTCAGCATACTCATCCTCAATTGTAATTTTATAGACTGGTCTATCCATGCCTATATTGTAAAAAGTATTATATTTGTTAAAAATTAAAATCTATGGTGAATATATTAGGCATTGAAGTACCTAACCAACTGAACGAGTTAACGGTACAGCAATTTGAAACAATTACAACAATCCATGCTGACACTGAGCTGGATGCAATTGACAAGTACTTGCAAGTGTTTGAATTCTTAGGAGTTCCCACAATCAAATGGGACGATGTTGAGATTGAAGAGTTCAAAGAGATAGTAAAATCTTTCAATGACTTATCAGGAAAACCTGAGCTAGTGAGCACACTTGAGATTGATGGTTATACCTATGTAGCATTTGAGGATAAGTTCAAGCTATCTGTGAAGGACACTAAGTCAATTGAGAAAATAATGAATTCCAAGCATAAAGGCTATCTGTCTGAGTTGTTAGCTGTCCTATTCAAGCGTACTGACTTGACCAAAGTAGAGCACTACACAGATGCTCACATTAAACTGAAAGCAAAGTTGATTAGAGAATTGAAAGCTGAGTTAGCAGTCCCTTACCTAGTAGAGATTGGTCAAAAGTTATCTAAACACATACCTAAGGATGCACCTACCGAAATCGTGGAGTGAGATTGATGTCCTACAGTTCAAAGAGATTAGAGAGCTGTACACAATCCCTGAGGTGTTCAATAGAGAGATAGAGATACTTGCCATACTAGCTGATGTCAGTTCTGAAGAGCTTGAAGACCTTGATATTGAAGAGGTGACTGACATGATTAATCAGATTAAATTCGTTAACTCAGAGCCATCTAAGCAATACAAGCATCAAATTGATGACTACCACATCAAGCCATTAGATAA